GGGTTGTTGATAGTAAAGGTGAAATTTCTTGATTTCGACATTTTTGATTGGTCGAAAGTACACAGGCACACTAGAATTATTATTACCTAGTGTGTCTGTGCCTGTGCCAACGGGCACTATCCCCTATGTCCCATACGGACATTTTTAAATACGAATTATTTTGTCTTTGACGGTATAATGAGTATAGTACCATTTCGCAATAATAATTATTCAAGTCTTGCATCAAGTATGGTACGTCGTATGAGAAATACATTTCTAGGTCGACCTAGAAATGCGCAACAAACACGTGATGCCTTTTCACGTGCAACTCGATCTAGAGCTCGTCGTGCGGGCGGAAGATCGATGACTATGCAACGCCGTACAAGAACTAATGGTGCTGGCGTTCTTGGTGGAACTAATGCTGATATGCGTAGCATTTATCGGCGCAAGCGGATGCCAAAATATAAACGTGCCCGTTGGGTACGTTTTGTTAAGAAAGTCAACGCAGTTGCTGATAAAGACCTTGGTCTTCGAACAGTGTTATTTAATGATCAGATAACACAAAGAAACACTACAACAAAGCAAAGTACTTTAACTTTGGCTTTGTATGCAATTAGAAATGCATCCATTGGATATTTGGATGATTTAAAACTTATTGGTGGATTAGAGAATGAAACCAATCCAACAGCTGCTGCTGGGGCTACTATTGCAAAGAATTCTGATGTGATGTTTCAAAGTGCTGTAATGGATATTACAATTAGAAACACAACAGATCGGTTGAAAACTATTGATCCAAATCCACTTTTAAATGTGTATGAAGCTGCTCCTGATGCAGCGATTGAATTAGATATATATGAAGTATATCAACGCCAAACTGCTACAGATAGCAGTCAATTATATGAGACTTTAACAGCCGCATTTAATGCGTATGATGATCCTGAAATTGGCGGAACAGGTACTGGAATTGGAATTGAAGATCGCGGAGCGAGTCCATTTGAATTTGGTGCTCAAATGGGTCGTCTTGGAATTAAAATTTTGAAAAAAACGAAATTTTTTATTCCTAATGGACAAACGATTACTTGGCAAGTTCGTGATCCTAAGCGTCGTAAGATGACTTATGGTGATTTAACTAGAGTTGAAGGTTATAATAAACCTGGTTGGACGAAACAGTTTTATTTGATTTATAAGCTGGTTCCTGGTTTAACACAGGGAACTGCAGTCGGTGATTGTAGAACAACTTTATCAATTGGTCTTACAAGAAAGTATTCATATAAAGTCGAAGGATTTAATGAACCTAGAGAAAGACTTTTAGGAACAACGTATTCAGTATCTCCAAACGCATAACGGTAGCACATCCTGGCGCAACAACCCGCCGCTGAGGCGGTTGCGCCGATGTGCGAACACAAAAGATAACGAGAACATGATAATATTTTTATGCGTCCGTAGGACGCTAATGCATATAAGAATGATAATATATTCAATCTTAATCAAAGAGTATTAAAGATAACTACTTTAAACCTACGTCTAATAGGGAGTAGATCTTCATTGTTAGGAAAACATTGTTCAGGAGTATAGTTTGATAAAACGATGATTTTTTTAGGGCGAATTTTGTTAATATGAGAGCCTTTAACTTCAGGTGAGAATGGATAGCGATCAGCCCATATCTTTAGAAATGATCCCAACCATTTTCCAGCTTCAGGGTTCATTTCTTCAATGGCAACAACATCTTCATCCTTATAACCATCCCACCATTTGTTTAAGGATTTGGAATAGTGTTCGGGATATAGCGCCCATAGTCTGCGTGATTTTCCCGTTCCTGTTGGTCCCACCCACCATTCATTGTCAAGTTCGCCATCGATAATGCCGCTGCTTCTTCTTCTGAGATCCAGGATCTTTTTGTAGTGTAAGAAGTACACGTGGGGGTGATCCTCTTTAATTCTTTCGATGTCTCCTTCCTCGGCGAGTCTAATGATGTCCCTCCATTGTTGTTTTTTGTCAACACCCTTTCCCAATATTGGTCGTTCCCCATATTCTTCAAAGTCTCCGTCTTTGGAGCAGTAGTCGTAGTTTTGCTTAGCACTACCCTTAGCAATTTCGACGTGGGCCCTAGTGAGTAGACCTGATAATCTTGTACATCGTACGGGATGTTTGAACTGTACGTAGCCTTGATAGTGTGGAGTTCCCAGTTCACCTCTTTCTCGACCGAAAATGAAGTATTTGACATGCTCCTTTAGGAGTTCGATCTCTAGATCATCGGCAACTGACGGGTTGTTGATAGTAAAGGTGAAATTTCTTGATTTCGACATTTTTGATTGGTCGAAAGTACACAGGCACACTAGAATTATTATTACCTAGTGTGTCTGTGCCTGTGCCAACGGGCACTATC